TTACACACCAATTCTAGAGCGATCTATAAACCAGAGTGGGAAAACTTCCACATGAAGTGCTCGAATGATTCTATCATTCAGTGTGTTTCGATCTTTGCTATTGGTTTCGCAAAACACTTCGTTGCTGAGTCTGGTGGTGACCAATCTATTACCAACTCCAACTCCAACTTTGGTGCGATCTCTCTGGAATCTGCTGGTTTCCAAGCAAACTCCTTTGATAGAGATGACGTAGGTTATATTACACACATTATCCCACCAAGAGAACCCGAGAGAAGAATCTCCAACATCACTTGGTTGCCACTGGATGCAACTAAGATCGTCGCTGCTGCTACAACCAATAAACTGTGGTTAGCAAACTTTAAGTCCGCTGACGTTCCACCCCCAGGTGAACTAGACGCATATAGAATTGGTGGTAAGAGACAAGATAAACTATTCCTACAAACAATTACTGGTACTGCGGTAAGTACCTTCAGTTCTCCAATTCTAATGGATGTTCCTGCGGGAACTGGTCTCAGTACAGAGGCATTTAAGACAAATGTTGTGGGTAGAGCTGCTGGTATTAACAGTATTTCTACTAACATTCTTACCTTTACCCAGAATCACCAACTATTCAATGGTGAGAAAATCAGAATTTATGCTGATACTGGTGAGATGCCTGCGAACCTTGAGGCAAATAAGATTTACTATGCACTAACAACTGGTCTGAATCCTAATCAGATTAAAGTTTCTACTAGTGTCAATGATGCTGAAGCAGGTAATAACATCACAGGTATTACTAATGGTGGTGGTGAAGTCACTGTTCTCAGTACAGTTGCTGATAAAGTAACTGGTGAACCAGGTCACCCAATTCAATTCGATGAAACAGAAGGTCAGTGGTATGTAAACTCTTCACCATCAACTTTCTTTAACGAAATTTATACTGGTATTACTGGTATTGGAACTGATACTGTTGGTGAAGTAACTGGTGGTACATTCATCCAAAGACAAATTGATGCTAGAGGTATTGAAGAAAGAATCTATAAGATTCGTTATGTTGTTCCTAAAGAGTTTAATAATGGTCGTCAACCATCTGAAGGTTTCATTCTCCAAGAATCCAAGAGTGTTGGTGTTGGATCTGCATCCTTCTTAGATGTTAGTGTTAGTGATCCAACTCAACTTAGAAACCCACGTATCATCACACTTGCATCTTACAATAGTGTAACCGAACGTGCTACAATCAAGACTGAAAAAGAACACAACTTTGTTGCTGGTGACCAAGTTATTATCAAAGGTGTAAGTAGTGCAAACAATACTGTTGCTACTGCAACTTCTGCATATAACGGAACTTTTGAAGTCTTCCAAGTAGACAACCCAAGAACATTCCAAGTCAGTGTAACTACTGGAGATCCTGGAGTATTCCTTAATCAGGTCAACCAAAGAAGCACACAACAACAGGTTGAAGCTTTACCAACTGTACAAAGAAGTAGATATAAAGATTCACTTTACATTTACAATTCCAGACAAATCAGAGAACACATTCCTGGTGCTGATGGTCAAGATGGTGTATATGCAATTACTCTTCTTTGTGGTTCTGTTCAACCCGACCAAAATATTGGTTTCGGTGTAAGTGAGAAGAAGTTCTCTCAAAATGTGGTCGATCTATATCCACAGGGCGATAGAGACAACTATAATTCTGACCCACAACCTGCTATTTCACACGCTCGTAAATCTCCACTAGGTAAAGTTCTCACTAATGACAAGAGAAACTCTGTTACTAGAGAAGGTGAAGAAATCTTCCTGGAAAACAACAACGTTGCATTTGTAGTAGACAGTGCTGCTATTACTGGTACAGGTAACACTACTGTTACTCTGAATCTAACCAGAAATCATGGATTTAATAAAATTAAGTCTATGTCCATCACAAATGGTGGTGCTGGATACAACAATGCTGCTGGTGTTACTACAACAATCTACGCTGCAGATCTTATTACTTCCAGTGGAGGAACTGGTGAAGGTGGTGTAATTAGAGCGAATGTTTCAACTGGAAATACTATCGCTTCGTTCAGAATTGTTGAACCAGGTGGTGCGTATGGTATTGGTGATACTATGACAGTATCAGCAGAACCTGCTGGTGATCCATCAACCTTCGCAATTCTAACAGTTGATGATATTTACAATAATATCGGTGACTCACTAGAACTCTCTGGTTTCCCTACTCCTAAACTGAATGGTGTCTTCAAGATTATTGACGTTCCCGATGCAAACACTGTTGTTGTAGAGAATGACCTCAATCTTGAAAGTAATGTTTATAAAACTAGAAATGATGATAGAAAACCAGTTGTTACTTATGCTGGTAAAGGTCTAATCTTTGACAGTTTAGATTACAATCCAGAAGCCGGTATTGCTACAGTAACAGTCGAAAGTGCTCACAACTTCTTACCTGGTAACACTTTCAGAATTGTTGGTAGTGGTAACACTTTCTTTGGACTTGAAAAGTATCAAGTTCTTGAGAATGTAGGAATTAACACCTTCGCATTTACTGCGGGAGTCTCTACTGTTGCACAAACAATGGCAACAGGAACTACAATTCAGAGATATGGTCTTTCTTCACAGGGTAAACCAGTTGGTGCTGGTGAAGAGAACTTGGGTGGTAGATCCACTCCAATGTATGTTGGTATTCAAACTACTCTAGCAAGTCCTGCTGCTAAGACTGACATCAGTATAACTGTAACTAATGCGGATGGTTTTGGTCTTGGTGATTACATCACACTGGGTGATGAAGTCCTGAGAGTTAAAGCAAACCCAACCAGCAATACTTTACAAGTAGCTAGAGGTCAATTTGCTACTCCTGCAAACGTTGGTGAAGTTGGTCAGGTCGTCCAGAAGATTAAAGTTCTGCCAATGGAGTTACGCAGACACTCCATTCTTCGTGCATCTGCACATACATTTGAATATCTAGGTTTCGGTCCTGGTAACTATTCAACTGGTATGCCTCAGGTTCAAGATAGAATCCTAACCGATGATGAGGTTCTACTTGCACAGTCAAGAGAACAAGACGGTGGTGCAGTTGTTTACACTGGTATGAATGACCGTGGTGAGTTCTTCACTGGTGCAACTAAAGTCAACGGAACTACTGGTGAAGAAACTACAATCGGTGCTCCTCAGATTACTTACTTCGGTGATGAAAGTAAGAGTGAGGTTGTTAGTGCAAACAACGGTATCTTTGACGATCTAATTGTTAAGAATGCAATTACTGTTGAAGGTGGTGTAAACCAGAATAGAACGTCTCAGTTCTACGGTCCTGTATCTTATACCAACAAGGTAACTGTTTCTTCTGAAGAGGGATTAGAAACTAACGTCTTCTTCCTGAAAGGTGAGGCAGCACAGGCTAAAGAAATGACCGTGGGTATTCAAACACCCATCATTGGAAAGAGACCTGGTGACATCTCATTCAAGGCAATACCTGACCCTGGTGGATACATTGGACATGTATTTGCTGACAATGATTGGAGAAGATGGGGTGTAATTTCCATCGAGAAAGATGAAACTTTCCTCACCTTAGATAGAGTTGCTATTGGTGAGACTGGCGGTAGTTCGGGATTTGTTCATGACTCAACCGCAGATGCTTTCCAAGTAAATGGTGTTACTAGAATTGATCACCTATTTGTTGGTGGTGCAGTTACCTTCTCACAAAACCAGACATTCTCTGGTGTTACTTATGAAACTGTCACAGTTAAGGATGAAATTGTCTTAACTGGTACTGCTGGAACAGATAACTACGTCTTCAAAGTTACTGATGCAGATAAGATCGCACAGTTCTCTAACGTAGAAATCACTGGTGCGGCATTCACCTTCGGTAATAATACTCAAGTAACTGTAGAGAACTCTTTCGAGTCTAATTTCACTGGAGTCTCTACATTTAAGGGAACAGTTGCAATGGGTCAACTAGAAGTCGTAGGACTTGCTAGTGCTGCGATTGGAATCTTTACTTCTGTAGAATGTGAATTCCTACAAGTTGGTACTGCTGCAAGTATCAAGTTAGGATTTGCAACTGACTTCTATGTTTATGATGACTTAGTTGTTCAATCAAATGCATATGTAAACACTGGTGTTGTTACCACAATCGAAGGTAGTGATCTAACATATGATGAGATTACTGGTACAACAGTTCAAGCGACTGGATTACGTGCTACCAACTTTGCAACACCAAACGCAAAAATTAATGTTGGTATTATAACCACTCTGATTGTTCCACCTTACAATGTAAATACGGGCGATTCCTGGGCAGGTATCAGTACCGCATATATTGGTGCAGGTATTGTAACCACTTTGGTAGTTCCTAATGGTGGTTGGATAGGTGCTCCACAAGCGTATATTAACTCTGGTATTGTAACCACAATATCTGGTACTGATTTAACTTATACCAATGTAAATGCAAATAACGTTTACTCACCATACATTGCTGGTCAAACAGGTGGAAATCCTGCTGGTGCTGGTGTTCTTTATGTTCAAAATGCACAAGTTGGTTCTAAACTCTGGTTGAGTGGAACTGCTGCAGGTGAAGGTCTGAGAGCGAATGTTGGTATTATTACTTACTTCGGACATAATGCCAAGTCTCTATTGGGTAACCTGGACAGTAGTGGCAACAACATGCACATCAATGCAGGTTCTGATGGTATTGTTCAGGCATCTCAACTTAGATCAACAATCGCTCAAGGTGCTGCACCATTTACAGTTGTATCTACAACTAAGGTTACTAACCTGAACGTTGATTTACTTGATGGTAAGAGTGCAACATCAGCTGCAACTGCCAATACGATTATGTCTCGTAATGGTAGTGCGAATAGCGCACTCAATAAGTTGACATCTACAACGATTGATAACTCTGGAAATATTGATACTAACACACTTGATGCTAGCACCGCAGACATTACTACTCTGAATGTCACTGGTAGTATCAATGGTAATTCAAATTATCCATTGATCGACCAATTCAGAATGGGTAAGTACCTAGAAACTTTCAACGATCTAGGTAATAAGAGTGGAACTGTTAATCTCGATACTTCTACAGGTAACAACTTCAGAATCAGAATCACAGGTAACACCAGCATCAACTTTACCAATATTCCTGTTGACTCTAACAATTCTAGTGCTGACATCTATTCAACACAAATTATTGTCAAGAATGGAACTGGTGGTGCTAGTTTGACATGGAACGGTAACATAAAGTGGCCAGGTGGATCTACACCTTCTAGAACTACTAATAATGGTGCTGAAGATATTTGGGTCTTTATTTCATATGATAGTGGTTCTAACTGGTACGGAAACCTCGCTCTACCCGACATGAAGTAGTAATAAATAAATTATCTCGTTATTTAATATATGACTAGAACAGAAGTGTCATGTGAGTATCAAGATTTCATCGGGACTTACAGAAATGTATATCCCGATGATTTTTGTGAGCACTTGATCAATTTTTTTGAAGAAATAGAAAGCGGTACTAATTGTATTATCCAAAATAGACAAGAAGAAGATTCCAGAATGCCTAAGTGCGATAAGGATGATAAATTCATGTTTTTGGACTTAGCTGCTCTTCAAGTTCCTCAGTGGAGAGGTAAAGGTACGATTAACATGATATGGAAGGGACTTCAAGTTTGTTTCGATCAATATGTTAAAGAGTACGACCATCTTAAAGATAATAATATATCAGGACATGCATTAAAAATGCAAAGAACTGATCCTGGTCAAGGTTATCATATTTGGCATTATGAAAATAATGGATACGAAGATAGACATAGGTGTCTAGCATTCTCAATTTATCTCAATGATATTGAAGATGCAGGTGAAACCGAATTTCTCTATTTGAAAAGAAGAATTAAACCAGAAAGGAATATGTGTACTATTTGGCCTGCTGGTTTTACCCATGTTCATCGAGGTAATGTTGTTCATGGAACTAAATCTAAATATATTATAACTGGTTGGTTTTATTACATCTAAGATGACCCATTACACCCGTAGAATTATACAATCAGGATCCTTATTAGCAGGATCAGTTACTTTTAATTCCCCTGGAACTTTCACTGCTCCCCCAAGATTACAGGTTGCTAGTTTATCTGGAAAGGGCGCTGCGGGAAATCCAGGCAATCCTGGTAATGCTGGTAATAAGGGTAATGGCGGATCAGGAAATCCTGGAAACCACGGTGGTGGTGGAGGAGGCGGAGGCGGTGGCGGCGCCTGTTGTGAAGGTGAAAAATCAAGCAATAATAGTGCCCAGGGTGGACAAAAAGGCGGAAGCACAAACAACCCTGGCGGTGGCGGTGGTGGCGGTGGTAATAAAGGAAACCCCATCAACTTTGGTAGGGACGAAGAATATAATAACAAATACACTAAAAAAGCAAACGCTGGCAATCCTGGTTCTCAGGGGCAGTCAGGTAATCAAGGCAATAAAAATAGTGGCAATCCTGGTGGATCAGGAAATCCTGGTAGTTCAGGACAAGCTGGTGCAAAAACTAAATTTGGTAATTATCAATTCCCTGGTGGAAATGGCGGAAATGCTGGTTCGGGAAATCCAGGCAATCCTGGAAATCCTGGTAATAAGGGAAATGCTGGTGG